GTATTCAGCGGCGTGCCGCCGGATGAGTACCTTGTCATAACTCCGATGACAGATACATTTGAGGTTTTTGCAGACAACCGGCCTTGCCATGAAGTGCAGGAGGCGCGGTTGTCTTTGTTTGTCAAGGGCAATTATATGACTCTCAAAAATCAGTTGGTGAAGGCACTGCTGGATGCGGACTTCGCCATCACAGACCGGCGGTATATAGGCCATGAGGATGATACCGGCTATCACCACTATGCCATTGATGTGGCAAAAGAATATGAAGTAAGGGAGGAATGAGAGACATGGCGACAATCGGACTGGACAGGCTGTATTACGCCAAAATAACCGAGAATGAAAACGGAGAAGAAAGCTACGGCACGCCTGTTCCGCTGGCTAAGGCGATTACGGCGGAGCTTTCGGTGGAGCTGGCCGAGGCGACGCTTTACGCCGACGACGGCGCGGCAGAAGTGGTCAAGGAATTTCAAAGCGGCACCTTATCTCTCGGAGTTGCGGACATCGGCGCTGCCGCAGCTGAGGTTTTAACGGGAGCCACGCTTGACGACAACAAGGTGCTGATTTCCGCCAGCGAGGACGGAGGCGCTCCTGTGGCAATCGGTTTCAGGGCAAAGAAAGCTAACGGCAAGTACAGGTATTTTTGGCTGTACCGGGTAAAATTCGGCATCCCGGCGACAAATCTGCAAACAAAAGGCGACAGCATCACATTTTCCACGCCCACCATAGAAGGAACGGTTATGCGGCGGAACAAACCGGACGGTCAGGGCAAGCATCCATGGAAAGCGGAGGTCAGTGAGGACGATCCCGGTGTATTGCCTGAAACAATTACCGGCTGGTATACGGAAGTTTATGAGCCGGTCTTTGCTGTGGGAGGAGGCGGCGAATAATGCAGGATACGGACAGAAGCGCAAGCATTAGCATCGGCGGCGAAGAGTATCAGCTTATTCTAACCACCAGAGCGACAAAAGAAATTGCAAAAAGGTACGGCGGACTTGAAAATCTCGGCACGAAGCTGATGAAAACAGAGAACTTTGAGATGGCGCTGGACGAAGTGGTATGGCTGATTACTCTTCTGGCCAACCAGAGCATTTTGATACACAACCTGAAAAATAAGGATAAGAGGGAGCTTCTGACTGAGGAGGCGGTGGAGCTTCTTACATCCCCGCTGGAGCTGGCGGCATACAAAAACGCTATCATGGAAGCAATGTTCAAAGGTACGAAAAGAAACGTTCAAAGCGAGGATGACTTAAAAAACACACCGGCCGGGTGAGCGATGAGGAATTGTTTACCCGGCTTATATATTACGGCACTGTTCAGCTTCATCGTTCAGAGGAGGAAGTATGGCTCATGCCCATCGGACACCTGCTAGATTTGTGGGAGTGCCACAAGCAGTTCTTAGGTATTTCCAAACCGAAGCGGAAGCTGACCATCGATGATGTGATACCTTATGGTATTTAAATATTTTGCAGGAAGGAGGCGGTTTTGTGGCAGACGATTTTGGCCTGAAGATCGGCATTGAAGGCGAGAAAGAATTTAAAAATGCCATTCGGGAAATCAACCAAAGCTTCAAGGTGCTGGGCAGTGAAATGAACCTTGTCGCATCCCAGTTCGACAAGCAGGATAAATCAGTTGAAGCTGTTACTGCGCGAAACAAGGTATTGAACAAAGAGATCGACGCGCAGAAAGAAAGGATTGCCACCTTGGAGAAAGCGCTTGCCAACGCCGCCTCATCCTTCGGGGAAACCGACCGGCGTACTCAGTCCTGGCAGATACAGCTTAACAACGCACAGGCGGAACTGAATAAAATGGAGCGCGAGCTGGAGGCTAACAACAGGGCGCTGGACAATACGGGAAAAGAGTTTAATGAAGCGGAAAAACATGCGGATGAATTCGGCGACGAGATAAAAAAAGCCGCGGATCAGGCGGACGATGCAGGCGGGCGCTTCGAAAAACTGGGCGGCGTTTTGAAAGGAATCGGCGTGGCCATGGGCGCGGCGATGGCCGCCATTGGTACGGCGGCGGTCGGCGCGGGCAAGGCGCTGGTGGATATGTCGGTAAATTCCGCGGCCTATGCCGATGAAATTCTTACCGCTTCGACCGTAACCGGCATGTCCACCGACAGCCTGCAGGCGTACAAATACGCCGCGGAGCTTGTGGATGTCTCATTGGAAACGCTGACGGGCAGCATGGCAAGGAACGTCAGATCCATGTCTTCAGCAAGAAAAGGCACCGGCGAGGTCGCAGACGCTTACCGGCAGCTCGGAGTTTCGGTCACTGACGCCAACGGCAATCTGCGCAACAGCGAAACCGTCTACTGGGAAACCATAGACGCCCTCGGCAAGGTGTCCAACGAAACCGAGCGCGACGCGCTGGCCATGCAAATTTTCGGCAAATCCGCGCAGGAACTCAATCCCCTTATATCGCAAGGTTCTGCAGGCATTGCGGAACTGACCGAGGAAGCAAAGCGCATGGGCGCGGTGATGAGCGAGGATACACTGAATGCCCTCGGAGAATTTGATGACAGTATCCAGCGCCTCAAAGCAGGCAGTGAAGCGGCTAAAAATATGCTGGGCACAGTATTGCTTCCGCAGCTTCAGATACTGGCCGACGACGGAGTTGCGCTTTTTGGCGATTTCACGCGTGGACTGTCCGAGGCTAACGGTGACTGGACAAAAATTGGCGAGGTCATCGGCAATACGGTGGGAAGCCTTGTGAGTATGCTGATGGAAAACCTGCCGAATCTTATTCAGGTGGGGCTGGATATTGTGACTTCCATCGGCGGAGCTATTGTGGCGAACCTTCCCGTTATTATCGACGCGGCGGTGCGGATTGTCATGACGCTGCTGCAGGCTTTGATTGACGCTCTGCCACAGATTACCGAAGGCGCGCTGCAGCTTGTGATGGCGCTGGTGCAGGGCATAATCGATAATCTGCCTGCCCTGGTGGAAGCCGCAGTACAAATGATTGTGACGCTGGCAACAGGTATCGGAGAAGCGCTTCCGGAGCTGATTCCGGCTATTGTTGAAGCCATCATACTTATCTGCGAGACACTGATAAACAATATGGATCAAATACTCGAAGCGGCCTTTGCCATTATTGAGGGGCTGGCGCAGGGACTTTTAAACGCGCTTCCCAAGCTAATAGAAGCCCTGCCCCGGATCATTACTAGCATAGTGGACTTTATTACTAATAACCTGCCCGAGATTATCGCAATGGGCATCGAGCTTACGGTTCAGCTTGCGGTCGGTATGATTCGGGCTATTCCTCAACTCGTAGCCGCCCTGCCGCAGATTATATCGGCCATCATTCAGGGCTTTGGAAAGGCTGTAACGTCGGTAGTAGAGATTGGCAAAAACATAGTGAAAGGCCTGTGGGAAGGTATCAAGTCCCTTGCTTCGTGGCTCTGCGAAAAGATATCCGGCTTCTTCTCCGGCATCGTAGACGGGGCCAAAAGCCTGCTGGGTATCAATTCACCCTCGAAGGTATTCGCCGGTATTGGCCAGAACATGGGCGAGGGAATCGGCGTGGGCTTTACCGAAGCCATGTCCGGCGTGGAGAAGGAAATGCGAAAGGCCATCCCTACCGAGTTTGACGTGGCTACTAATATAAGAAGGACGGTCGATGATTCCACTATCGGAGGCATTGTCAAGCGTTTCATTGAGCATACGGGGATTATCCGGGTGGAGGGCGTTAATAACAGCGGCGAACTCTCCTCCGTGGTGGACATTATCATCGACCAGCTCAGACAGGAGGTGCGCGTCTAATGGCCTATCTGAAAAATACGGAAACAGCAGAAGTGCTGACGCATTTTGTCAGCCTGCGAAAAACACAGGACATGACTCTGATTGTCCAGACCGCCCTCGACGGTACGGAATACCTGACACGCTTCGGCAATCCCGTTTATCACTATGAACTGACGCTTTATGTGAACGAAAACCGGAAAAACGCGCTGATGACCGCCGCCGATATCTTGTCACTGCTTGAATGCTCAGTCAGGCAGGGCGTGTTTACAGGCCGTATTATGAAACTGGGCGATTTTGAGTACCTCGCTGCCGGGTGGTATAGGGTGACTGCGACTCTGGCGGCGGTAAGCGAGGTGGCCGTCTCATGAGAAGCATTCCTGCAGCATTGAAAACGAAACTGCTGAACCGCTTTAAGGCAGACGCGACGGCCAGTAAGCTTTCCGTTCGTCTTGTGGCGACGCAGACTTCAATCAACACACTTCTTTCTGAGCCGATCCACGAGGACATTTCTCCGGCCTACGGAGACGTCGCGGTTCGTCAGACGAAGGACGATAACGATCTCGCGCTCGCGTACGCCGTCTGCATTGATGATGGAGTCGCACGGATCTACAAGCGGAAGTTCCCGGCGGGTATGGATTATCCGTGGGAGTATCAATGGACGCTGGGCAACGCTGAGGATGTAGCGATTGAGTACAACGGTATCTGGAAAATGAATGCCGACAAGAAGTGGTATTATCTTCAGACCGAGGAGTACCCGTATATCTTCTATGTGCGAAACGGAAATCTGTATGTCCAAAAATGGCGGGACAGTGAGAACGCAACGCTCCTCGCGACAGGTGTTTTGCAGATATCCGCCTGTAAGGGGTGGCAGTCAAGCATCGAACCGGAGTTGGATCAGGGGCTTATAATCGGATACCTGCGTGGAGGTTCGGTGTTTTATCGCGCTCTATGCTGTCAGGAGGACGGCTCCTATATCTGGGAAACGGAACATGAGGTAGCCGCTCTCGGCAGCAGCAACGAAACGCTGTCGGTCATCCGCACCAACGATTTCCGTATCGGCTTTCTGACGCAGAACGGCGGCAATATGCTGCTGGCCTTGACGCACCGAAATTACGCGGGAATGAGCGTGCGGCCGGAAACGGTCCATATAAACGCGGCGAATGCGCGGATGTGGGTTTTGGATATCACCATGATGAATACGCTGAATAAAGAGTACGCTTCGGGAAACGCCGCCTACCCCTATGTTCTTCTGGATACACCGGACTCCGAGGAAATATCTGTAACCTTGGTGGAAAAGCTCAACCGGGAGGAAAGCTTTTTTTGTTATGGTTTTAAGGTTCATCTCTCAAAGCCCTTATACGGAAGCGTTGACGCGGGGTTTCCGGCAAAATGTACCCTGTCCGTTCCCGGGGTGACCATCACCTCCGCTTCCTACGACGGCGGGGAACAGGCATTGATTCTGTATACCGGGGCCGACATCCGCAGGACGACCGAGGTAACCATTACGATGCCGGAGTACCGTTCGCTCTGGTATTACAAGCTTGGCATGCAAAAGTGGTTCCTTCCTGCACTTACGGCTGTCGCAGAAGCAGAGACCTATGACTACGAGACCTATGAAAACGAAACGGCATTTATATCGCTGATCTCCGCGCAAGTTTGGATCGACGACGCGGCATTTGCCGAGTACTTCCAGCCGCCGCATACGGTTTCGATTGGTATTTCGGCCGCTTCCGTAAGCCTTCAGCCTGTTTCAACACTGCCGATTTAGGAGGTTTTCAAAATGAGAGTACAAGAAAAAGCTATTCTTCACAACCGATTTGACGTCAAGGTGATCGACGCCGCAACGGGCAAGGTCAAGCAGACGGCGGTCGGTTATAACGTTATTACAAACTACTATTTCAATAGCAGACTGACAGGGTCGCCTCTTGGGAAAACAACCGACCTTCTACGCTATATCGCCGTTGGTACGGGAACTGGCACTCCTGCAATTACAGACACCGCTTTGTTTTCTCATCTGACAAGAAAACCCGTTACGACACTTGAAACTGTTTATGCTTACCCGACTTCGCATACGACGAAGCAAATCAAGCTGGAGGCGACGGAATGTAACGGGAGCATGATAACAGAGGTCGCACTCGAAGGATATTACAGCGGAACGTTTTCGACATATTACTATATCATGACACATGCTATGTTGCAGGACTCCGAAGGGAACCAGATTGCCATCGCCAAAACCGATACCGATGTGGTATATATTACGGCAACTTTTTACGTAACCTGCACCCCGTCTGGGTTTGGTACGAACGGCGTATATCCCACTGCGGATAACAACTACCTGTTCCGCTGGCTACTAACAGGCAGTACGGACGATTATGTCCGTTTTTCACGCTTTTCCGTAGAGCATTCCTCGGACATGGCATTGAAATATAGCGGGAGCAAAAGTTATTCCTTCAGCAGCGGCACCGGCAACACCACCACTTATCAGTATGATCTGCCAGTTATCACCTTTCTTGACAGCGAGTGCAACAACAGAATCGTAAAGCATCTCGGTGTTGCCGGGGTCGGTGCGTTTACCTTCCCAAACCACGAGGTTTTCCCGCCTTATCAGGTGGACCATCTTGTGATCGGTGAAGGAGACGGAACGACGACGCAGTTCAACATAAAGTGCCCGCTGATACAGCCGGGTACGGCGAGGGTATTTGTCAATGATATCGAACTGACCGAAGACACGGACTATGAAGTGGATTATGAAAGCAACTGCGGAGACTGGTATGAGAATTACCACTCTGCTGCTCTGACCTGTCAGGACAGCAATGTGGAATTCGGCAATATCAAGCAATGCACCCCGTATATTGGTAGCTATACCCGATACGACCCGATGGCATGGTGGAACTGTTACAACACAGCATTCTATCCCTCGTCCTGCGTTATCTCGGAGGCAACCCCTGTCTGGATTGACTTCCTCACTCCGAAGGCCTGCAACCGTTTAAAAATCGACGTGAACACCGTCCCGTCGGCACAAATTGACAATATGGTTATCGAGTATTCTTCGGACAATCAAAACTGGTCGAGGATCGTGTACACGCGAAGTTCTCAGGTGTGGTCATGGGACGAGGTCACAGCCCGCTACTGGCGGGTGTATATCCCCGGTTATAGCTGGACGTACTCAATCCTTGGCTCGAACAGCACTGTACCGACCCGTGACGGGCAGTCTTACCGAAGCACATTTTTCCTTGGGAAGACCGTACCAGGCCTGACCTTTACGACACCGCCCGCCGCCGGTGCGACAATAGAGGCAAGCTTCGCAATTGAATATCCATTTAAGACCGAGAATAATCTGCTGCGCTTCACATATTCGGTTCAGCTGCAAAGAGGGTGATTCGGTGAAGCTGACGTTTGAATACACATTGAACATCGGAAGCGGGATGTGTCCGCAGGCAATTCATACAAGTGACAATCTCCTCCGGGTACTCCGTCTCACATCGGACGGCCATGTGGAAGGATTGACTGCGAATCCTGTCCTCGGGTTATACGGCGGCCTGACCTTTGAAGAAACGGGAAGGATTTCTCCTGACGACAACGTGTCTTGCCCGAGTATCAAGAAAATCGCGCACTACGGCGCATACGGTTTCTGGAGCACAGAAGGCGGCCACCGTTTTGTTATGTATATGATGCCGGTGGATATCTCAAAGGCTCTTGTCGACGGAAAGACGACCTACGGTATCGGCAGCGAGGTTTCTCAGCTGACCTGCACGCTGCTCAACATTCGTGGCGAGATTCTCAACCGTTACCGCGCACTGGTTACGCCGGGGACGAAACTGGAGCTGTATTTCTCTCTTGGCGGCGACGAGATACCGCTTGGCATCTTCTATGTCGACAGCGCATCCGTTTCCTATCCGGAGGAAAAGGTATCCGTTTCTGCTAGAAACGCCATCGGAAAACTGCTCAAGGAGCAGACCTTCAACGAAGACCGCGCCTTTGAGGAAGCCACGCTTCAGGATAACCTCAAGGCAATCCTGAGGCTTGCCGGAGTGGAAAGCTTTTTTGTTGGTGACAGTGGTAAGGCGTGGAAGCTGCGTTTCGAGCCGGATGTTACCATCCTTGACGGTATAAAGCATGTGATCTCGCTTCTTCCAGGCTGGAAGGTGGAAGAAACGCAAAGCGGAACCGTCGGGGTCGCCCTGTCGACCGACGCGAGGTTTGACCAGCCCGCCGTATACACCTTTGAGCGGGACAAGACTTGCTGGAGCTACAGCATAGAATACGACGATTCCGACGCCGCCAGCCGCGTCTGCGTAACCTGCGACAATCCGCAAAACCGCGTATACGCCGATGTCCCGCAGAACAAATGGTGGGTACAGCCTTCGCACAGGACGATTTTTGTCACCGCCGCAGAGGGTGCAACATTGGAGGAACTTACCGTTATGGCGCAGGAAATCGCGGAGTCTATCGCCATATCCGGAAGACTCGAGAGTTTTGTCGGACTGTTCATGCCGCAGCTTACCATCGGAGATGAAGTCCATGTGCTCGCGTCCGGAGGCGGCGAAGAAGTAATCGGCACGGTGACTGATGTAGCTCACAGCTTCGGAAGAAGCGGGTTCTTCACCTCATTCACTGTTGACAGCGGCGGTAGAAAAGGCAAGGCGCGCCTTTCGGAATTGATCGGAAAGATCTCTGGAAAATCAGATGCGAGCGGTGTGGAAATCTATTAGGCTATATATCATTATTAAGGACGTTTGCTTTTTATAGCGGGCGTCCTTTTTTATACAACAAACACTGAAGGAGGGATATCATGAAGGACATTTGGAATTGGATTCAAGCTGCTTTCGCAGTCATTGGCGGCGGACTCGGCTGGTTTTTCGGCGGCTGGGACGGTTTCATCTATGCACTTATTGCCTTCGTCATAATTGATTATGTGACAGGTTTGATGTGCGCGGTCGTTGACAGGAAACTCAACAGCGAGGTCGGCTTTAAGGGCATCTTCAAGAAGGTGCTCATTTTTGTGATGGTGGGTGTGGGACACATTATCGACAGCCAGGTGCTCGGAAGCGGCGGCGCGGTGCGGACGGCGGTGATTTTCTTTTACCTGAGCAACGAGGGCATTTCAATACTGGAAAATGCCGCGCATGTCGGACTGCCGATTCCTGAGAAGCTGAAGAACGTACTGGAGCAGCTGCATGGCCGCTCAAATGAGGAGGATGAAAAGAAATGAAGCTGTTCACAAAGTACATGACGCGGAACGACTGCTATACGGCGGGCAGGAAAATCACGCCCAAGGGCATTATGATTCATTCTACGGCTGTGCCGGGTGTAATGGCGGCTGACTGGTTTTCTCGTTGGAACAAATCTTACAAAGCTGG